ACGATCGGAGGCTGACCATGCCGACCACCCTGCACGGCCTGGTGTACCCGGCGCCGTTCGACGTCCCCGACGTCCCCGCCGACCTGCAACGCCTGGCCGAACAGCTCGACGCCTTCATCGCCGTCTACGTCCGCCCGACCGCGGCGGACACCCACAACACCAGCACCCCGCACATCGACCCCCAGATGCAGATCGTCCTGCCGGCCGCCGGGGTCTACTCGGTGGAGTGCACCACCGGGTACTCGTGCCCCAACGCCGCGGTCGACGTCGCGCAGACCTGGGACGCCACCGGGGTCACGCTGCAGTCCCGCTTCGCCGCCGGCCCCGAGACCGCGACCGCGAACACCGCCTCGACGCTGATGGTGAACCGGCCCATCGCGTCGTTCACCAGCAGCCAGGGGTTCGGGATCTTCTCCTCCGGCACGACGTACGTGCGCGAGGAGCTGATGGTCTCGACCACCGGCAGCGGCACGCTCAAGCTGCGGTACGCGCAGAACACGAACACCGCCGGGGTCGACGTGACCCGCTCGGCCCTGTCGCACCTGATCATCCAGAAAATCCTGGCGGCCTGACATGCCCACCACCACGTACGGGATCCCGTACCCCAACGCCGGCGACGCCACGATCATCCCGAGCTCACTGCAGACGATGGCCGACCACCTCGACAAGGGCCTGCCCCTGTACGTGCGGCCCACCGCCGACTACGGCCACGGCCTGGGCCAGCCTCCGCTCGAGGATCCCCAGATGTTCATCGACCTACCGACCGGTGACTGGCGGGTCCGGTGCATCACCGCGTACACGACGGCGTCCGATCCGAACCGGGACGTCGACCAGGCCTGGGCCGTCACCGGCGGCATCACGTTGCAGTCCCGGTTCGTGTCCGGTCCCGAGCTGGCCATGACCGACGTCAGCTCACAGCGGATGGTGCACCGGCCCGTCGCGCAGCTGATCCTGCTGCAGAGCTACGGCGTGCACCCGAGCTTCAACAACCGGTGCCGGGAGGACCTGGTCCTGAGCGTCACCACGCCGGGCCGGCTGACCCTGGTGTGGGGCGACCACATCTCACCACCCGAATCCCCGGTCAACTCCATCGTCCGTAGCAACCTGTCCTACATGCGCGTACAGCGGATCGTGAAGGTGATCCCGTGAGCCTGATGCTGCTCGGCCTGGCCGACGTCCTACGCGCCGCCGGTGTCCCCGTCGTCGAGGAGCCCGGCTGGCAGAGCCGCGGCCGGGACGGGACCTTCACCCCCGGCGGGCTGATGCTGCACCACGACGCCTCCCCGAAGGGCGAGACCAGCCACGGCGCCGACGTCATCATCAACGGCCGGCCCGGGCTGCCCGGCCCCCTGTCGCAGCTGTGGCTCGACTACGACGGCGCCTGGCACATCTGCGCCGCCGGCCGCGCCAACCACGCGGGCGAGGGCCAGTGGGGTCAGACCCCGCCGGACGACGGCAACCGGTACTTCATCGGCATCGAGACCGACCACACCACCAACGAGCAGTGGACCACCGGGCAACGCCAGCACGGGCTGCGCGGCCTGGTCGCCCTGGCCGACGCCCTGGGGATCCGCCGCGACGCGACCGTGCTGGCCGACTGGCTATGCGCCCACAAGGAGTACGCATTCGGCCGGAAGGTCGACCCCGACCCGCTGAACATGGACGACCTACGAGCCGTGGTGCTCGCCGGCGTCCTCGAGGAGGGCTTCATGGACCGCATCGAGTGCAAGTGCACGGTCGCTGAGGAGATCACCGCCGACGAGTGGACGGTCCTGCGGGTCCGCAACGACTCCGGCCAGGGCGCCCTGCGGGGGATCGTGGCCGGCCCCTGCAGCTACATCGTCAACGCCGCCGTGACCCTGGTCCGCGCGCCGGTCGGCGCCGCGGTGATGCTGCGCGCCGTGGAGACCGGGCACGAGCTCGACGACGTCCACACCGGCCGCGACATCGACATGCGCGGCGCCGTCGAGGACGACGGCACCGAGCACTTCACGATCGGCGCCCAGGGCGCCCTGGCCGACGGCGAATGGCTACGCCTGCAGATCAACCCCGCCGCGCCCGTCTCGGTCACCGAGGTCCGCGCCAGCGTCACGATCTACTGATGTCCGCTGAGGAGCTGACCGCCGCGGCCGCCGTCACGCTCGTGCTCGGCCTGACGATGACCGTCGGGGTGCTGATCGGGATCTTCGGGCTGCTGCTCGGCTGGATGTTCGGCAGGCGCCGTTCCTAGAGCCCGGCGAGGTTCCGTACCGTGCGCGCCGGGACCACCAGCGTGCCTCGTGGCCCCCAGGGCAACGCCCCGAGCTGCTCGGCGTGCCGCCGGATCGCGCTCTCCGGGATCCCCAGCAGCGTCGAGGCGTCCTCCAGCGACAGCAGCGCCGTGCGCCTGTCGAGGGCCTCGCCCAGGCTGGCCGGCTGCGCAGCCGCACCGTTCGCCCGCACCACGTCACCCTGACGTGTCACTGACATGTCAGGTGACACGGGTGAGGAGCGGACCTGCCGGACGGCGTCGGCCGGGATGAACCACCGGCCGTCCGGGGTCTTCGTCGCCGCCGGCAGCTCGCCGGCCTTCAACCAGCGCAGCACCGTGCGCTCGGACGCGCCGACGTGGTCGGCGTACTGAGCAGCGTTCAAGGGATCCTCCAGAATGGAACTCGCATCGGTTCGGCCCTGGGCCAGGGCCTTGCCCCAGCGGAGGGCAAGGCCCTGGCCTTCCTCATGTCGTCATACAGGCGGACAAACTCCTAATCTCACGATCTGTGGCCTAACGCCCGAATTGGGCCCCTGACCTAGGCCGTCGCGGCGATGTCACCCCGACGTGTCGGTGACATGGCAGGTGCCTGGTCGGGCTCGACCTGGAGGGCGAGCAGCCGCGACGACGCTGTCGCGACTAGGCCTCGCCCCCGGACATCACTGAGCCTGACGTACCGCCGCGTCGTCTCCGGGCTCGCGTGCCCCAGGATCTCGCCCAGGCCCAGCAGGTCGTTGGTCTCCTCGTAGGTGACCGTGGAGAACCAGTGTCGAAGCGAGTGCATCGTGTACCCCTGGTCGAGCCACCCGCCCACGACCTTCCCGACCCACCGCGCCGAGAGGTGCCCGTCGATGCGGCCCGGGAACACGAAGCCCCGCGGCCGGCGCAGCAGCTCCTTCGCCAGGATCGGCGGCAACGGCACCACCCGCTCCTTGTTGCCCTTGCCGTGGACCACCAGCGAGTACTGGCCCCGCTTCGAGCCCGCGATCACGTCCCGGGTGTGGATCTGGGACACCTCCGCACGGCGCAGCCCACACTCGGCCGCCAGGCGCACCATCAGCACGTCACGTTCCGGCGCGGCCTTGACCGCCGAACGCAGCACGTCGTCGTCGCACGGCCGCGGCCGCGGCACCGCCGCCCGGATGATCGGCAGCGACTGCGCCGGGTCATGCTCGGTGCGGCCCGAGCCGACGCCCCACCGGTAGAAGCCCTGCAACGTCGAGCGCACCGAGCGCCGGCGCTCCTGTGCCCAGTCCCTCGAGGCCATCCACTCCAGCAGGTCATCGGTACTCAGGTTCCAAGGGCTGCGCCGTCCGGCCCACCGGGCCAGCATCCGCAGCTGCTGCCGCCGCGCCTTCACGGTCTCAGGGCTTCGGCCCGCGCCCTTCAACGCCGTCAGGTAACCGTCGATCTCTCGCGCCCACGTAGGGGTGGGCTCCCGCATCGTCTTCATGCCCTGATCAGCGTTCGTCGAGCTCGGCCAGATCCGTCGAGGACGGCCCCCAACCCACGCCCAGCGCGATGAGCCGTTGAAGGTAGTCGCCCTCATCCGCCGCGCCGAGCGGGTCGACCAGGTCTGGCTCACCCAGCGGCCGCACGGCTGTGACCCGTATCGTCACGTCGTCCCGCTTCCCGGCCCAGGTGTGGTGCGTTCTGTCGGGGCTGTCGTGCTTGTCGTAGGTGCGCTCGGGGATCACGTCCCGCGCGACGCGCAGTGCTGTCGGCGCCGAGCTGCTTACGATGGCCAGCTCGTAGGTCTGCACGTTGATGATGAGGTCGTCCTCATCCCGGATGAGGCCCTTCACGAGCAGCTCGGCGAGCACCGCGGCCACCCGTCGCGTGCCCGGGTCGCGGCTCATGCCGCCAGCTCCAGGTCACTGGTGCGGACGGCGCCGCCGGTCCAGTCGTGGCAGTTGCCGCAGTAACCCTCGCGCGCGTCGTTCGGGTTGTAGCTCGTGCGACCGCATCGAGGGCACGTGATGCGGACGACGCCGCCTTGTCCGGTAGCCCAGGGCGCCCTGTGTCCACCAGGTCGACGCCGTCCGGGGAGGGCGACCCGAAGGTAGCGCCAAACTCCCATCCAGAAGGTTAGGGGTTCGAGTCCCTTCGGGCGCACAGGCTCTTCCTCGGTCTCACCGAAGAACCACCCGATCGAAACCCGCAGCACAACGCCCGCCCGGCGTAGCTCGCCGGCGGACCAGGCAGACTCGCCGCGCAGCTTGCGCCCCAGCGACTGCTGACTGATTCCCAGGACATCGGCGAAGCCCGTCTGAGGCACCCGATTCCGCCACATCCATGTGTGCAGGCGCTCGCCGATCTCGGCATCGACTGGATCCTGCTTTGCGACAGCTGGCATGCCGTCCATCTTAGCCACGCATGACTAACTATGACTACTGCCTGCCATAGTTGACCGTATATCCATACATGGATATCTTCGCCAAGCATGGACCCAAGCCCACACAAAGCGATACCACCTGCACAAACGGTCACGTCTGAGGGCGAGTGGATCACGCGCAGCGAGGCCGCGGCGCTCCTACGCGTCGCCCCACGTACCTTCGACCGGTGGCGCCAGGAAGGGCGGATCACCCGCTACGTCACTCCTGGCCGTCACCCCCGGTACCGCCGAACTGACGTCCTTGCCCTGCTGTCTGAGCCGGCGACATGACGGCGCGGAAGCCGCAGACGTCGTTCCACTACAAGCGGGGTACGACTGAGCTGCCCAATGCGACGATCCGTGACGAGCGCCTCGACTATCCCGCGCTCGGCCTGCTCGCCGACATACTCGCGCGCCCAGAATCCGCACCCCAGGGCTACCGGGCGTTCCTGGGTCGTGGGCTTGGCCAACAGGCAGTCCTCAAGGCCCTGAAACAGCTTGGCGAGGCTGGCTACAGGCATCAGATCACCAAGAACCTGCCGGGCGATCGGAGCGCCGTGGTGACCTTCACCATCACGGCCGAGGAGTCGATCCCGCACGACGTCGCCCAGGCCTGGCTGCGTCAGAAACTCGAGAGCCTCGACGATGACCGTGCGTTGGAATTCCACGCACGGCGCGACCTGCGTAAATACGTCAAGGAGACGACCCGCGAGGCCAAACGTCCAGGTGGCGCCGTGCGTGACCTACCGAGCCCCGGCGAACCGATGCACGGCGAACCGATGCACGGCGAACCGATGCACGGCGAACCGATGCACGGCCAGCCGCCGCACAAACCTTCGGTTTCCAAAGGTCTAAGTTCGCTTCGCTCACAAGACCCCGGGAAAGAACTTGGGGATACGCCCGCTGAACAGCCCGTTCCACCCCCCACGTTCAGGGCCGAGTACGAGACCCGGAAGCGGGCATCAGGGGACGGGTCATGACCTCGCCAGCGATGGACCGCAAGCGAGTGGAGGCCCACCTTCACGACCTCGAGCGCCTCATCGACGACCCGCCGCCCCTGCTCAGCCTCGTGATCCTGGAGAACGGGCGCGGGCTGATGGTCGCCCACCCGCTGCTCATCGACGCCACAGCGACGCCTGAGCAGTACGCCGCGGCCCTGGGCCTGATCCGAGCGCAGCTGCTCGACCTCGCCCGGCACTTCGAGCAGCAGATCGAGCGAAGCAAACAGTTCAGTGAGCCACGCTGAACGGGGCTGGAGCGCGGGTGTCGCGGCGAGGGCGCGGCGGTACTGGGCGCTGCAGCTGGCGGCCGCCGGTGAGCTGCCGTGCTGCCGGTGCGGTGCCGGTGTCCAGCTCGAGGGCGCCTGGGACGTGGACCACGTGGTACCGCTGATCAAGGGTGGTGCGCTCGGCCTGGACAACCAGGCCGTCTCGCACCGTAGCTGCAACCGCCGGCACGGCCAGTCCCTGTCCGTGGCCGCCGTCGTCGTCCAGTCCGCCGCCGAGCGAGGGATCAGACCGTGGTGAGCAAGACGTCCCTGGTGACCATCACCCAGAGCGAGATCATGGAGTTGTGCAAGCGGCTGGGCCACGACCCGGCCAAGGTCGCGCGGATCACCATCGAGCCGCACGTCGTGGTCGTGGAGTACGAGCACCCGATCACCGGCGTCGACCCGGCCGACCGCCTCGACATCGTCCAGCACATGACCATCCAGGAGCGGGGCGAGCAGCCGACCACGGGTATCCAGGATCCGCCGGCGCCGCCGCTCGGCCCGGCCAGCGCGTCAGGTCCGATGGTCGACGGCACGGACGCGGGACTCTGAACATTCCGTGACATTCGTGACGTAGAGTGAAGCCGTTCTTTGAGGAGAAACGTCTGAACACCGGCCTCTACAGCCCACTTTTT